GCTGTTCCATGCCGACCACAACAACATTGCAACCGCTTCAGGCCTGACCGCCTCAGCCCTTGGCGATGTTCGCGCAAAGATGCGCAAGCAAAGAGGCCTGAACAGCCTGGCACCGCTCAACCTTCAGCCCCGTTTCCTGATTGTTCCGGCTTCCCTGGAAACACTCGCAGAACAGTTGATTGCATCGACCGTCGATCCGTCGAAGGCGAACGACACCGAGAACCCCGCGTTTATCCGTGGTCTGACCCTGGTTGTCGATTCGCGACTCGATGAGGTTTCAGAAACGGATTGGTACGTGGCAGCCAGCCCTGCCCAGGTGGACACAATCACCCGCGCCTACCTGGCCGGTGCATCCCGCCCGCACTACGAAACCCGCGAAGGCTGGGACATTGACGGCCTATCCGTGAAGTGTCGCCTGGAGTTCGCCGCAGTGCCGGTGGACTATCGCGGGCTGGTCAAAGTCGGACAGGCATAAGGGGAAAGGGTTATGGCTGACAAGCAAAAAACAGTAGAGATTATTTTCGGTGGCGTCGATCGAACCGGAGGCGCTGTTTCCTCTGTTGGCCGTAACCTTGATTCGCTGGCGGCCAGTGTCGGAAGTGTCACTGGGCCGCTAGCGGGTGTTACTGACAGTATTCTAAAGCTGGATGCCGCCCTGGCAGCCGCCGCCGTGGGTGTCACAGCCTACGCCGTGAAAATCTCGGATGACTTCGATACAGCATTCGGTGAAATCGCCACACTCATCGGCCAGCCTGCCGACAACCTGAGAGATTTTCAGGACCAGATTCTTCAGTATTCAGAGAGCTCAACCGCGTCTCTGGATCAGATTACAAACGCGACCTATTCCGCCATCTCTGCCGGTGTCGATTACAAAGAGTCCCTTGAATTACTGACCGCCGCCGAGCAGCTATCCATTGCAGGCCGCGCCGACCTCGGGGACACAACGACCGCCCTGGTATCAACGCTCAACGCGTTTGGTGCCTCAGCAGATCAAGCGGGCGAATTCGCGGACACGTTTTTCACCGCAGTACAGCTCGGACAGACAACCATACCGGAGCTGGCCTCAAGTATTGGCCGCCTGGCACCTATCGCAGCCGCCGCTGGCCTGAACTTTAAAGAAATGGCCGCCGCCATCGCGACCATCACCGCCGAAACCGGGACCAGCACCCCGGAAGCCATCACCGGCATTCGTGCGGCAATCACCGCGCTGCTGAAGCCTACGAAAGAGGCAACCGAACTTGCAGGCTCTCTGGGCATTGAGTTCAACGCAGCGGCCCTGGAAAGCAAAGGGTTTGCCGGTGTCCTGGCAGACGTAGCAGAGGCTACCGGAGGCAATACCGAAACCATCGCCAAGCTGTTTGGCAGTGTTGAGGCACTGGCGCCGGTTCTGGCCCTGACCGGCAATGCCGCAGACACATTTGCCGACAACCTGGTGAAGTTCGAGAACAACGCCGGAGCATCTGCCACTGCCGCAGAGGATTTATCCGACAAGCTCGGATTACTCGGCCAGACGCTAATCAACAACATTCAGTCTGCACTCATTGGTGCCGGTGGAACGCTGACCGACGAAACCCGCAGCATCGTCAAATCACTGACCAGCATTTTCAATTCTCTGGGTAGTGAGATTCGGCTGGACGATGGCGCTTTTGCCCCGATTCTGGGGGCCCTGGAAGGTCTCGCACAGGATATTGACCAGAAGCTACAGGCCATCGCCGCGAACTTCCCTGAAGCCTTAGCAGGACTCGACCTGAGTGCATTACTCGGCGCTTTCGGGGATCTCGGAGATGAACTTGGAGATGCGTTCGGCAACGTGTTCGGCGACGTGGACCTCTCGACAGTCGAGGGCCTGGAGTCAGCGCTCCAACGTGTTGTTGACGCCTTCACCGCCCTGGTGAACATCTCAGCCGGTATTGTGGATGGCCTGCAACCTCTGTTTGCCGCCATAGGCAAAGGTATCGACGAATTTGAAGACCTGGATGACACCACCAAACGAAACATCGGTGAATTTCTCGGCCTGGCAAAAGCCATCGACACGGTTCTGCCTGTTGTCAGTGGCCTGGCGTCTGGTTTGGGTGCGGTAGGAACCGGCCTAACCGCTCTGGCTGGAGCTCAAGGCTTCAGCGCACTGATTGGAAACCTTTCAACGGTCAAAGCGATTGGCGCGTCTTCCGGCAAGTTTGGCCTTGTGGGCGCTGCATTGCTCGGCAAAGCTGGTATTGCAGGCGGCATAGGTTTCGCCATTGGCACAGCAATTCAAAAAGGCGTCATTGAGCCTATTGAGGAAGCTCTCGGCCAGTCTCTCGGCGGTGCAATTTTCGAGTTTATCAACGCTGACGAGATTGCACTCGCTGAGGCGAAGTTCGCCGGTTTCAACTCTGAACTTCGCCGCGGGGCAGAAGACGCCAAAACGCTTCGAGAGATAAACGACTCTCTTGCCCGCTCCCTGGATAACACCAAAGACGCCGCAGAACTCGACATTGACGCACTCAATCGGAGAGCTGCTGAACTTGTCAAAAACGCGAACGCAGGGGAGGAAGTCGCCAAAAGCCAACGCGAAACAACCAACGCCCTGGAGGACCTCACAGAGCGAGTTTCTGACAGCGGTGGCGCACTTCAGGACGTTGGCAAGGCAACCCGTGACCTGGCAGAGAATAACAAAGGGCTGGAACTGAGCTACGACAACGCGACCGGCAAAGTAAACGGCTGGTCCGGCACCATCATAAAGTCTGGCCAATCGATGGACGAGGCCTCCAAGAAAACCAAAGACCTGATTGAGAACACTAACGAATATCAGCTCAAGCTGTTGGAGCTGAGCAGCGACGAGAGAATCGCCAACATCAAGGCCAAGGTGTCGCTGGATATTGCTGAAGTCGAGGCAGGCGCTGACAAGGTTGAGGCCATCGCCAAAGCCATTGCTGACAACTTCGCAAGCAGTACCGACTTAATCGGCAGCCTATTTGGCGGAATCGACGAAGCCAGCCGAACCACTCAGCTAGACATTGCCTCCCAGATACGCAAAGAGAACAAGCTCAGAGAGCAGGCCGCCGACGATGCCAGCGCACTGACGAAAGCGCAGATAAATGAAATCCGAGAAAGAACCCGCGCCATCAGCCGTGGCGATGCGCTGATTAAAGTAGACGGCGCCGGGCTTCAGCCGCACTTGGAAGCCTTCATGTTTGAGATCCTCCGAGAAATTCAGGTAAGAGTGAACGCGGACGGAGAAGAAATGCTTCTCGGGCTGAACAGTTAATGAGAATACCCCCTGCTGTGATCCCTCCTAAGACGAGGCAGCGGGTGTAGGCCCTGGCACATGGCCTTAATAATGTGCCATTCGTCGCAGGTGGTGATCTCACCTGCTGACGGTTTGGTTGGGTGTTGGCAGTCACCCTCATCAAAACTGCCACCTTTTACCCTACCCCCCCCCTACGGAGAGCCACCACATGACACGCGAAGAATTCCATAAGCGGTACGGGAACCACCCATTGGGCAACGCCTTTCAGGCCTGTGAAGTAACGACAGAAGCCCGAGAGCTGCATATCTATTTCATCACAGCCAAGACCACCATCCACCTGCTGAAGCATCAGGGAGAGCTGACACAGGCTGAGGAAGATTCACTGGTGGCGATGCTGTATCAGATTACTGATTCAAAGCTGGGCACTCAGCCGACAGCGCACTGATTAAAAAAGGTACTCCTGAGCGCGCACCCCCAGGAGGGTGCGCAGAGGCGCGAAGTTTCGCTACATACGAAAATTCTATAGGCAGGTGGTTGTATGATTGATAAACCCTATCCGCACTGGCTGAACCAGCAACAGATGGCCAAAAGTGTTGGCGTGACTGTTTCCGCCTTCGCCCGCTGGGAAGTTGAGCCGGTGGCCCGTATTGGAAAGCAGGTCTATTACGATGTGGGATCTGTTCTGGCGAACCGACTAGAAAAGGCTGAGCTCTCAGGCAGCAATGGCGACATTGAAGCGGAGCGCCTGAGACTGACAAGCGCCCAGGCAGAAGGGCAGGAAATCAAAAACGACCTATCCAAAG